TTGGAGAAAAAGGTAATGTTGCAACACTTCCTTTTTACAAACCGATTGATGAGCAGGATTCACAGGCACTTAACAATGATGGTTTAACAGATAATACACCAACAGAAATTACTGGAAGTAAACAGACTTGTATGCTAATTCAGAGAATGAAAGCATGGCAGTCACAGGATTTTACAAAAGAATTAACTGGCGCTGACCCTATGACACATGTCGCAAATAGCGTGGCAGGGTTCTACAAGCAGACTAGGACAAGAGATTTAATGTCTACAGTAGAAGGTGTATTAAGTTTATCCGGCATGGAAAACCATATCACAGATTTATCAGCATCCGGAGACAGTGCAACTGATGCAAATAAAATTGATGATACAACATTGATTTTTGCACAGCAGAAAGCATTAGGGGATTCTGACGACAAATTAGGATTACTTGTAATGCATTCATATATCTATGCAAAATATAAAGCAATGGGACTTGTTGACTACAACAAATACACTATTGCTAATGCTGTAGAGAAAGAAGTGACATTACCTAAAATCGGTGGATTTATTCCAATTGTAACTGACAGATTTACGGTTGATACAACCAAGCCTGCCCTGCCTGTTTACAAAACATTTATGATTGGTTCTGGTTCGATTTTAACTTGCGATAAGACAAATTACGAAAACCCTTATTATACAGATTATGACCCAGAGAAAAAAGCAGGTATTCAGAAGCTGTATACAAAACAGGGTTATGTTTTACATCCTAACGGATTTAGTATCAAGGCTGATAAGATTGCTAAAGAATCTCCAACAGTTGCGGAGCTAGGAACTAAAACTAATTGGTCTTTAGCATTTAATGAAAAGAACATCCGTATGGGTATGATTAAATCCAACGGATAAAAAAGGAGTGATTTCATGGCGTACATTGACTATGAATATTACAAAACCCTTTTTGGAGAGAAAGCAATCCCAGAAGCAGACTTTAATCGTCTGGTCTGGGATTCTTGCAAGAAGATAGATAATGCCACAACAGGTGTGGATAACGTAAAGAAACTTAAGATTGCTTTTCCGACCGATGAGGACGATGCAGAAGCAGTAAAAAGATGTATCTGCGAACTTCTGTCAATCACATACAAGATTGAGCAGGCAGAAGCAAGAGTCGAAGCATCACAAGGCTACATCACGTTAGAAGATGGGACCGTAATGAGCAAGCAGGTAGCATCTAAGAGTGCAGGAAACGAGAGTATAAGCTATGTGACTTCCAGTAATACAGGCACGGCTACATTGATAGATAAGTGTTTGGCAGACAAAGAAGCACAAAAGCAGCTATACTCTGACACAATAAGAGACTACTTATCGGGTGTCGCAGATGCCAACGGAGTAAGTCTACTGTATATGGGAATGTACCCAACGGAGTATTTATGAAAGATTGTAAAGTAAATGTTTTAGGAACTACATATAAAATCAGATTCAGACACGAGAACGAAGATGAAAAACTACAAGAATTGTCTGGTTATTGCGATTATTCAAATAAAACAATAGTCGTTGCAATTCTTGAAAAAAGTGTTGATTCTGTGGATAACATTGAATCGGTTCAAAAAAGTGTGCTTAGGCATGAGATTACGCACGCTTTCTTATATGAAAGTGGTTTAGATGGACAGTCCTGCAACACAGATTGTTGGGCAAATAACGAAGAGATGATTGACTGGTTTGCTTTACAGTCTAAAAAGATTTTTAAAGCTTTTAAAAGAGCAGGTGCATTATAAGCGGAGGGATACGATGTATAACGACACAATTACACTTTTCAATAGATATGAGAGTAAACAGGGCGATACATGGTATCCCTCTATTTTGCATAATTGCAATCTTAACATGGATAAGGCAAGTATCATTGCAAAGTATGGTTCTGACTCACAGGACAATGCTGTATTAAACGTGCAGTATAGCCTAAAAGACGGTAAAAAGATGGTAGGGAGTAAATTATGGCTACCGCCTAAAGAATGGTGTAAACAGACGAATGATAAGTTGTCAGAAGCACTTACGTTTAGTTCTAAGGCAAACGGTTTTGATTTCTTTATCGTTGGCGAATGGGAGAATGAAGAACCGATTGCAGAGGATGATTATATTGACGGATTCTACGAAGAGATGAAACTTAAGTATGATTATGTCTTTGCAATCACTGGCAGTGCTTTTTATGATATTATTCCGCATTTTGAAGTTATGGCGAAGTAGGTGGTTACATGGCTAAAAAGAAATTGGGAAATGTTAATGTGAATACACAGAACATGAGAGCTAATATCAGTCTGGCGAGATTCGATGAACAAATACAAAGTGCTCAATATTGGTTAGATAGTCAAGTTATGACTGATATGGTCCCTTATATGCCACATGAAACAGGTACATTCATTAACGTAACGAGAGCAAAAAGTGCTTCTCTTGCAGGTACTGGAATGGTGTGTGCAGGTACTGGACCGATGGGACGTTTCTTGTACTATGGTAAAGGTATGGTTGACGAATTAACAGGGTCTCCATGGGCGAGAAAAGGTGCTAAGAAAGTATTAGTCACTGAATTTGCAGGACATACAAATGCAAAAGTTGACTTAAGCTACCAGAATCCAAAAGCGACTCCAAAATGGTTTGAAACAGCAAAGAAGAATCACGGTAAAGCATGGGTTACTCATGTTAAGAAGCAGGCAGGAGGAAGTTAATGGCAGAAGAAAAGAAACCAGTCAAGTACGACATTGATGGTTTTGACGTGATCACAACAGCATTGCAAGAACTGGTAAATCAATTCCCAGAATTAAGAGAGGGAGACGAAATTGCATTTTCTACACTTGATGATGCAAGCGGAAAAGCAATGTTCCCAGTAAGCGGTGCAGTGATTGAATCAGAAAAAGAGAGTATCACAGGACACGTCACACAGGTATGTCTGTATCCGTTTTGCGTGATATGTCGTGCAAGCGGTACAAAACCAAAGAGGAAAGCAGATATTAAGGAGTGGTTGGACAACCTTGGCAAATGGTTAGAAAAACAAACAATCACGATTAAAGACAATACATATAAGCTAGAAGAATATCCAGTTCTGACAGGGAATCGAAAGTTTTTAACAATTGACAGACAGACACCTGCATATTTGGACAGCACAAACGAAAACAAGTCCGAGAATTGGGCAATCAACATTTCTGCCCGATATCAAAATGACTTTGATAGATAGATAACACATTAACTGGTCTGCATTATGGAGCAGATCACTAACCTTGAAAAGATAAAGGAGAATCAAAATGGCAGCAGTTACAACAGGTAAAATTGCACGTAAATATATGGCTCATTTCTTAGATTCTGGTTCACTTTGTGGCGGAACATCTGGTTATGAACGTCTGGGAAAAGACTTAGAAGAGTACAATGTCGAACTGAATCCAGACACAGAAACATCTAAAAATATCATCGGAGAATCAACATTTAAACATAATGGATACGAAGTATCTTCTGAAGCTGACCCTTATTATGCAGAAGCTGACTCTGTATTATCACAGAAATTGCAGGAAATTGTTGATAATCGTTACACAGACGACAACTTAAAGACAAACGCCGTAGAAGTGCATATGTGGAAAGAAGCTACAAGCGGAGCTTATGAAGCATATCAGCAGGAATGTTATGTAACACCTACATCATACGGTGGGGATACATCTGGTTATCAGATTCCATTTACCGTCAATTATGTTGGAGAACGTAAAAAAGGTACTTACAACGTTGAAACAGGTAAATTTACAGCAGCTACAAGTTCAGTAAATGCATCAAGCACAGGGAAATAGGGGTTAAGCAATGGAAGAATTAAGAAGAAAAGTCAAAACTGGTGCCTTAAATGTGGTACTGACCAATGAAGATGATGCAGAGATTGGAAGATTTTCTTTCAATCCTGTTGATTTAAATATCATTAGAAGATACGAAGAGGTAGTTGCAAATCTTGAAAAGATGGAAGTACCAGAAGATGCAACAGAAAAAGATATTCTGGAATTATCCGACAGATTAGAAGAACAGATTGATTACTTACTCAACTCTAAAGCTTCTAAATCTGTTTTTGCTATCTGCAATCCGCTGACATTAACAGAAAGCGGAGATTTCTTTATTGAAAATATCATCGTTGAGATTGCGGACGTTATTGAACAGGTAACAGACCAGAGAATCAAAAAGAAACAGGCGAAAATTAAAAGGGCAACGTCTAAATATC